GCCAACGACATTCGGCCCAACAGAGAAGGACGCATTAGAGTCAAAAGTGACTAGGCCACTCGTCGATGGCATATCTGTGAGGGCATATGAACTCGCTGGACGCAAGACCATAGGCATCGGAGCCCTCACATCCGTCGCTACAGAAAACCCCAATGCAGCCGCCACCCTCTCGCCAAGAGTGGCAGCTATCTCGAAAGGGGCAGACCATGGCGCGACAGCTGGGACAACGTCCCTGACTATTCGCAAAATATTACCAGCAGATCTGAAGGCCACAGTAACCGGGCCATCAGGTTTGGTCTCACTAGGTAAACGTTTGTTGTCATTAGGCTTTTTGACAACCTTCGACTGGGAAAACGGTGCATACCCAGTCGGACCGACCAGAACGACATCAGTGAGCCACGCTCGGACGACAACACGAACATCCGGCACAGACGCTGCATTGGAAAACCCCAAAGTCGCCAAAGGGGCAAACCAAAGATAAGGGACCGTACGTTGAACATTTGGTGATGTCAACGTACCCAGCGTAATCCAGATAAGGTGTTGTTTGTGCAAACCCAACCTCATGTTCAATGACAGATGGGTTGGCCGCAGACAAAATGACATGGTGCATCTTTGACAAAACATAGGGACCACTAGTCGCAATGGGCTCAGAGCCCGCAATTGGTGTACCAGGTGTGGTATTGGCATACTCAATAGCAGCTAGCAAATCCCCGAAATGAAACGCAGTAGGATGCCACTCAAATCGCAAATGCATTGTGAACCGCATTCGCGAATATCCGTAGAGCTTTCTGACGACCGCCGCGTTGTTGAGGTATAAGCTATAGAGGTTGTAGTTACCTGTGGTGTAAGCACTAGTCCATGCAAAGTCAATGATGTTGATCGGTCTGCTAAAGAACTCGTTGAAGTCGATAGCAGGTTCATTAATGTACGTGGGTACAAGCGTCGGATGAACAATAGACGCCTGGATGAGAGACGACTCGGCGTGTTGCAAGTCGCCCTCCCCCTCAACGGCCGTCGGTTGAGCGGCCGTCCCAGCAACCGGAACAGCAGAAGCTCCAGTAATCGAGGGAAGGATGGTTGATTTTTGTTGAATAAAGTCGGTAGACAATGTTTATAGACTAGCGGAGATGTCTAACTCTCGCAAGTCTGTTTGGTCCGTGCGACTTACAGTCGCCAGTGTTGGCCAGCTGCCTCAGGTGGACCGACCTGAGTTTCGACACACTATTAGCCAACACCGCCCACTTCTACACCGTAGGATGGCGGCCCGCTGGGCTATGCTTTATCCACGCGATGGGATGGGGCTAAACCCCCCTCCCAAACACGAAGATCACCTGAAAGGAGCTCATCCTCCAACTTGCAAACTTGCGGGAAGGCCACAAAGACCGGAAGGGTCTTAGCGGCCTGCTCAAGCTTGGGTAGCCAAGTGTTGAGAACCTCATTCCCATGAAGCCAAAGCTCACGGTAAACATTCACCAAACAGTCCGCATCACGGACGTCTGGAGCAACATTCTCCGATGCTCTAGCATACACGAGTTGCTTAACAATCGACTCCATGTCAAGCGCCAGCGTCCAACGTTGGACGCCAGCATGCCAAACAAACGTCCTCTTCAAGAACGTTAGCTCGGTATGTGGCTTGTACGCCACTCCGGGTTCGGATTTATCTGAAGCTGTCATTCGATGCCCAGTAAGTCGTAATGCGACATCCCGGATACCGACAGGTGTGTACCAAGACCTGATTTCTTTTGATGGGAAAACATCAAAATCATCGCCAAAAACAAGACACGCAACATGTTGCCAAAACTCAAGCTTGTCATCAGGCTTAAGCTCCTCGAAAGAAAGCCATAGCAAAAAGATGACCAGCAAAGAGTTCCACAGGGTCGTGCCAGTACAGCCCGACGGATTGCCGTCAGTGAGGAACAAAATCATTGTATCAATGTTAATGAACCTCGGACAGAACGAATTCAAAACAGCCCAACAGCTATCTAAATACTTCTGATCACAACCAAGAGACTTGCCTATCGCGATGATAACGGCACAGACAGCTCGGAGCTGCCCAACCGCATAACGTAGGTCAAACTTCTCCCAGTCCCCATCATACCCACACAAATCCGGACAAACCTTACGGATCTCATCCAACATGTCATGAGCATCCGCTGCGGCATTAGCACCAACCATGATGCCAAACCGCTTACGATTCCTGAAGACGAGATCAATCAGTGGATTCAACCACCGACGAGCAACCAAATAGCTGACAATTGACGGATTACTAATGAAGCGTGTGGAACACTTCTTAATCTTACGCCAAAGTCGTAGCTCGTCCTTAGGAAACATATTCCAGGCGGATTCAACAACACCCGAAAACAATTGCTGTTCGTAGGCATCACAAGCCAACCGAAGAGACTCACTGATGACATAAACGTCACCCACTCGAGATACGTACCTGCCTTTAGAGCCCGGGAAGCCCGGGCCGGCAGATTTACTCAAATCAATCGAGTTTATGGTCTCTCCATATGGCGCACATGCGAGCTCCAAACTCAAAGGAGCATGAACTGCAGAGCCAACAGAAACCCTGCTGGCCATTGCCTCTATGAAACGCTTCGTGACCTGTGGTCCAACATCAAACCGAACTTCAATTGGGTCTTCAGCCGCTACCTGAAATGGGTTGAAAATTGTACGAAAACCATTCGCCAAAGGAACACCCACAGGCCGTATGAAGGCTGGGTAATACTCAGCTTCATTAGAGAAAAGCGAAGCATACGACGTCTTGCGCCATCGAGCCGTCATATCCGCCCGTCGAGTGATAACACCTAATAGTGCGGTGTTTTGTCCTTCAACCGTAAAATACGCAGCATCGTTCGGATCTAGAGCGGTACGAAACTCCGAGTAAACAGGAGCAGACACAACTCTAAGTTGGCTAAATGGAATACCAGCCTCGTTGGAAGCATCAATAACCAACGCCGCGACCCGCAATGGGTCGTACAGCAAATGGCCACTAGTGACCTGCCATCCCAGCGAATGGAACGACAACACTTTACCGCGAACCAAATCTAAGGCAAGCGAACCACAGTCCCCATCTTCACCGATGTAGTTAAATGGAACACAAAACCGTCTAAGATTGCCCTCGACCAGAACATTTCTTGGCTTCTCGAGAGGACTGGCCTGGCGAACATCGACGTCAAAGTTACCCTCAACGTCGGAGCTAGCACGAACCACCGTGTAGACAGAATCCTCCAAACTGCACCCAAACTGGTCGACACTGAGGAAGTCGCTAATCGGTATAGTGGGAGCCACAAACGCAGCGAGATCATACTCAGGCTCAATGGCTACGGACCGCATATCAATCTGAAAAGATCTGACGTGGGTGCCAAGGCCATTCCCAGTGGGAACCACCAAAGTGACCTCAGCTCGCTTATCAACGTGTCTGAAAATGTGCCAGTTTGTCATAACGACACCACGGCCAACCATAACACCACACGCAGTGTGTCCATGATCACCATCGGTGCCAACAACAACAACGCACATCGACCTCATAACGTTGTTCAAGAAAGCAGCGCCAACAACACCGCGACCAGTCATAGGGCAGCGTTGCGTCGCACGAGGAGGATGCGACCAAATTTCGCGATTATACTTCTTGGCTATTTCTGGCAAAACAGAAGGCCCCTGTAGAGGATAGCGAACAAGGGCCTGATGCGCCTCCTCAGAGAGCTCAATGGCTCTTTCAGGAGGGGCAACCGTACGCGTAAGAGTGCGCATACGTACCCAAGACTGACTTGAGTGCGCACCACCTTGAGAGGCGGGAACACCAAGTCGAACCGACTGGTCACTGACATCGCAACGAGGCGATCCAACGTTAATAGTTATGGATCTATCATCACGGAACTCTTTAGGTAGCTCTGTGACACGTAAC